TATTTACTATTGATAAATTAACTACATTCTTTAAGTCACTCATTAATTTTTTCTCTATTGCTTCTTTCAAAGGTGCATAACTATCATATGTAAATTCCTTACCTCTATCTTGGCAACTTGCTTTATGAACGAATATACCATTTCTGAACTCATCTTTGGAGTTAACCGGTACTCCAATAAGTTCTTCAAGTGATCTCATTAGTTTTTCATCCGGTGAACTATATTCACCTGTTGCTGAATCTTCTACTTTTTCTTTTCTACAATATGCACCCACATTCAACATATATCTGTTGAATAGTTCCGTTGCCTGTTCATCATATGCGTGAAGAAACGCCATATTAATTTCTTTCTTTGCGAACTCTCTAAATTCAGCCAAGGCTGAATCTTTTTCTCCAATCAAGATGTTTACAAAAGTTTTAACATCTTGATCCTCAATACCAGTATGATGTTCAAAGTTTTGTTTCAAGGCTCTAATAACATCAATAGGATTAATACAATTTTTATCCTCTTTTGATGCCAATGCGATATTAAGTGCATTGATAATAAACCTCGGAGAAATACCTTGATCCATACCCTCTCCGTTCGCACGTCCTTCTTCTCTTATCTTCTTTATATCTACTTCCTCTTTTTTGAAATCATTTGATGTTCTACCATCATATAATTTCATTTTTTCAATTATGGATGATACCTTTGTTGACTTCTTCAACCTTGATAAGACTGCAAATTGAGCCGCTAATTCCAAAGTTCCGGGTGCTATATGAATGCTTCTAAAATCAGATTCTTGAATCATCTTTTTATAGATTTGAACTTCTTCAGATACATTCAAATTCCAAGGCACAACTATTTTATACATACGGTCATGTAGAGCTTCATTCTTTTTATCGGATTTAAAAGAATCATACTCTGTTTGGTTTGTATGAGATAAAATTAGTTCATCTAAGTATATTTGAGGGAAGCCAGGAGATTTAATAACTTGTTCCTGTGCCGCTGATATCAATACATAATGAAATTTGACATCTGCCTTCAAAATTTCAATATACTCAATAAGACCTCGGTTAGCTACTTGTAACTCACCATCAAAACTAAAAGCTCTCGGATCGGTCTCACCATATCTTGCAATCTTAGCCATATTCACTCTACCGATAAGTTCGGTAATATCTTGTGATTTTGGGTCAGAAGGCTGAAATGTGCCTATCGCAACTCTGTCCTGTTCGGATGGTGTAACAACTGTAACCGGAATATCAGACCATCTAACGGTTCCATCTTCATCAGTATATTCCTCTTTAATTACCTGGCGACAATGAGGACACAAATAACCCTCAATTTTTGTTCCAAGTTTTTCCTCCCAATATTGTCTATCTTGTTCAGGAATAACATGTAAAGGTTCTTCATTAATTGGACAACCTTTGATAGCAAACATTGGTGTATCATCTTTTTCCAGACCCCTCTTTAAGAGGGCGGAAATGGTTGACTTTCCTGATGCAACCGGACCAACCATAATTAAAATTCGTTTACCTGTTTCTGTTCGTCTTGCTGATGCCTTCAAAAACTTCATTACGTCGTGTATTGCCATTTTCGATTCAAGACCAAAAATCTTACCGTCGAAAAACTTATACTCTACTAAATCTTCGTATCCCGCCAACTTCATATCACCTGGGACACTTTCAACACCATATTTCATAACCATATTATAAATACGGCCGGGAGCGAAATTGGCGATTTCTGAATTTTTATGAACCAATTCCAGGTAATCCAGAACATTTCCTTCCCACTTATGAAATGTATTAACCTTTTTCTGAGACAGGATAGCCTGTTTAAAATCTTCCATTAGGGGTGATAACATCTATTCAAACTCCTTTCAGTTTTGTTTTTTCTCAAACTTTAAATATATAATAACACATTTATTATAGAATGTAAATTTATTATTTTTTATCACTCAACATTTTTAATACATCTTCTCTTGAAGCTATAATAAGATTTTGATTTTTTGGAGCTTCTTTTTTCATTCTTTTCATTTCAATTTCTTTATTTTTTAAGTATACCATTCTTTCCTTCAATTGTAAATATACTTTATAATTTTCATCTGATATCAACTCTTTTCCAGCCATTGTAACAGAATTAATTAAAGCCGCAGCGACTTCAACAAGTCGTGCAGTCATATTACCATTTCTTAATTCTTCTTCTATCAAATCAAGTATTGAATTTGCTCTTTCTATATTACTTCTTATTACATTTCTTGGGTCATTTTCTTCTTTCCATTCTTCTTCAAATGGATCAGGTTTTTCTTCTATAGGATTTAATTCTATTTCCTGATTTTCATTTGAATCATTCATATTAAATTCTTCTTCTAAATTTCTTCTATCTAACATTATTATAAATCCTTGTAAGTTTTTTTATTGTATCGGAACTTGATTTATGAAGAATACCAATTCCACCATTTTCTTCCCATTCTTCAATATTTTTTTCAAAATCATCTATTAGAATGGAGTTGTTATTAGAATACAATTTTTTTTCTTTTCTATGACATATTATAGCATTTTTTGAGAAGTCTAAACCTAAATTATTTTTTATCCAATCCAATTTACCATTTTTTACATTCTCATTTACAGTATAATTACCTCTCGCCGCCGCTGATAATAATATCGGCCTATATATATTTATACTATTCCATAAATCTTTTCCATCATTTGTCCAAGGATTATTTGCCCAAAATTCTCTACCAGCTTCTACTAAAAGAAAAAACCTTTTTTTCTCATCATCAATATCCCAAAAATTTTTGCATATTTTAGTAATAGCTGATTTCCAATCAACCAAAACATCATCCATATCACAATAAATTTTAAACATATAATTTATTCCTTTTTATATTTTATATAATATAACACATTAAATATAAAATGTAAACACCAAAAAAAAAACTCACTCCCGAAGGAGTGAGTTTTTTAATTTAAAACCTAACCACTCAATTAAGCAGGAAGATTTGTAAGTGAAACTTTTTGATAGTAATTCTTTGATCCATATAGATGATCATGAATACCATATCTTGACATCAAACCTACTGTTGGATGGAAAGAATCTTCGAATACTGCACGGGATGCCAATAGTTGAACATATGGCAAGTAAATAACACCAGTATCATATTCTGAAGGTCCCTTATAACCAAGAATAAATTGATTTGATGATTGGAAGGTATCACGATAAACACTTAGTCTACCATCAATAGAACCAATTCTTGAAATACCAACTTGTGAAGTATTAACTCCACCAGCAACAGGAGCGATTGTAAAACCAGCCATCGCTTCGAAAATTGCTACTGCATATGGATTACCAACGATCCAGTTAGCAGAACCTCTACGAGTATTGATTGCAACGTCTTGTGAACGTCTTAGAATATAATGATAAAGTTCTCTATATCTTTCAAGTTCCCAACGACCACCTGGAACACCTGTACCTGAAGCGGCTTGATAGTTCCAAGTTCTATCATAATTTGCACCACCAGCAACACAAACTGCATCAATCTTTGAAATCAATTCACGGTCAATTTCAGCGGTAATTTCATATGCCAAAATGTCCATCATTTCTTCCTCAAGATTAAGTCCGTGCATTGCCTTCAAATCTTGTGCAACTTCAAGTGACCATCTACTTCTTAGCTTTCTTGTCTTTGCTTCGATTTGTGCTTTTTCTACTGTCATGTTTACTTCTTTGATTTCTGCGTTTGTTCCAATTCCAAGACCGCGGTTTGCAACACTTGAATCTGAACCAAGAACTTCACCAGCAGATGTTACTACTGACCCTGAGTATGTTGAATCAATAGTATTGTAACCAAGTTCAACATTAGATTGTGCATTATATGTATCACCGGCTCTAAAACGAATTGCGAACGCCAAACCAACTGGACCTGTCATTGGTTGAACACCAACAAGATCATGTGCTACTAATTCTGGGAATGTTCTACGAACCATAGGAACGGCAATCTTATGAAACATACCTGATGTTGAGTAACCAGCTGTTGTTCCAAGTGAATCGGCACCAAATGCTGTTGCTTCCATAAGGAAGTTATGTTCATTCTCAAGCATGATTGCGGTTGATCTACGGATATTATAATTCTTAATTTCGTTACCTTCATTAAGAACTTCTTCCCATTTTGTCAATAATTCTTTAATTTCCATTTTTTTATATTTTCTCCTTAATATTTTTCACCGATTTATTTCATAAACAAGTTTTATTAGATTTTATTTGTTCTCAAAATATTTAAATATTGTTTTTTGAATGATGAGAAAGGACTATTATCTTCATTAACTGTTTTTTCTTCCTTTCCTTCTACTTCTGTATGACCCTCTGAGACTTCATCATCATCTTTATCTTTTTTCTTTTTCTTGTCGTCATCATCGTCATCATCGTCATCATCATCTTCTTCGTCTTTTTCTTCGTCTACTTCTTTTCCTTTTTTACTTTTTTTGTCTTTTTTGTCTTTGTCTTCTTCATCTTTCTCCTCATATTGTTCTACTATAATTGAGAATTTACGGTCAATTTCTGCCTTATCTTGAACACCTTCAAGAACAGTCATAACATGATTTTTTTGCTTTTCTGTAAGACCTTGACATTTTTCATACAGATAAAGTTGTGCTGCCATTTGTTGTGCATCGGAAACAACTTCCAAATTCTTTTCTGTTAATGAATTTAAATCACCACGAAGTTTAAGAATTTCTTCCTTTGCTTCTTTTAGAAGACTCTTTACTTCTTCATCCAAAAGACCTTGATCTACACCAAGACGAACTTTAAATTGTTCAATAAGATCATCATAAAGCTCACCTTTTTTTGCAAATTCCAAAACCTTCTCTGGAATTACTAGTTCTTCTTCAAGAATACCGTCAACAAAATTTGAAAATTTAGATGTAATATCTTTCTTATATTCTTCAAACTTTTCTTCATATTTTTCAACTAAAGTTTCTTTTTCGGCTTCAATTTTTTCTTCCGCAAGTTCTTTAGCCTTAATATCAATAACGTCTTGAAGCTTTGTTTTAATCTCAACTTGGGTTTCTTCATTCAATTTGTCAACACCAAGTAGTTGTAAAAGTTTATCCATGTATTTTTTCCTCCTAAAATTTATTACCTTTGTTAATTATTTATTTATTAAAATAATAGATAATCAATGTGTCGATTTCTATTTATTTCCAATAGATTACAGTATATCCCTTTTTTTTCATATCAAAAATATCTTGTTCTGTTACTTTCGAACCTATAGGATATTCCCAACTTTGAGTCCACAAAACTTCATCGTTTTTTAAGTAGACTTGAACTTGTCTTGTCCACCAAGTATTAAATGCCATTTCTGTTGACTCTGGTAAAAGTCTATTTATCTTCTTTAATAAATCCATTATAGACCTCTGTTTAAATAAAATTCGTAAATACCTTCTTTATTTGATTCTACAATTCTTTTAATTTGTTCTTTTGTTTTTCCTTTAAAAATAAAAGATTGAAGATAATTAATAACACCATCCATAATTATATCTTCATTTGTGTCTTTTTCACCAGTCCATTCTTTTTCTACTTCAGAAAAGAATTTCTTTTTTTGTTCTTTTGATAATTCGTTTGGTGATTTTACACCATATTTTTTTAATTTTGCATTAAGAAATTTATGATATGCTGATTCTTCAGTTACAACATTAAATTCCTTACCTTCATAAATTCCATTAACCCATGATGGATTATTTGAGGGATCGGTAACTAAGTCCCAAGTAATTAAATTAAAATCTTCATTAACATATCCATTTTCTGATACAGTTCCAAGACCTCTTGATGAGATACCCAAGTTACCTTCTTTTACTAATGTTTTTGCAATTTGTCCCATAGGTGTATCAAGAACTTTTGCCTTACCATAAATATGATCACCTTTCCATTCTAACATTTTTGTTAAAATTGCAATTTTATCCATATTAATTTCTGGATTAGGTGGATGTCCAAGTTCACCCCAAAGGGAACCCTTTTCAATTTTTGTTTCTACTTTTTGAATCTCTCTTTCAAGAATTTCTTTTTTGTATTTTCTTTTATTGTTGTTTTCAATATTTGCTGATGAGAATATACCAACAATATGTATGTTCTTATCTGATTTGGCTTCAACTAATTGCAAATCATATGAAGTTTCTGTTATTAGCTTCATGTTATTCTCCTGATTTTGGTTCTATTTCGTTTTTCAACTCTAATTTATCTTTTAACCATTCGTTTCTTTGTGAATGAATTTCTTTTTGTAGGATTTCTTTTGCATTCACAAATTCATCATTTTCAAAATGATCTAAAGCCTTTTTAATAGATTCGGTATCCATATTATTCTCCTTATGTTATTTATTTATTTAAAATCCACCTGACTCATCTTCTTTTTTCACAAGTCCCATTGATAAATCCTTTGATTTACCATCAACATTTAATTGAATTTCATCATGTGACCATTTTAGATATCTTCTCATAAGATAATATTTACTCATTTCTTCTCTATCTGCTAGACTTGAATAATTATTAAATCTTGTTTCTAAGAAGTTTTGTTCCATTTGTTCTTTATAATTTGATGGAGGTGTCATATGAATTTTGATTTTTTTATTATCCAATTCATATTGTTTTTTCAATCCTTTAAAGTCTAAGTGAAGAAGAAACAACTTTTCTAATTCTCTACAGAATTTTGATTGTTGTTTCTCCAAAAATTTACTCCATTTTATTTCATCACGGGATATCTCACCGGTAGAACTACCACCAAAAAGAATATCACCTTCTCTCTTTTCTTGTGAGGCAGTTACTCTTGATGCTGGATATTTTAATGCTCTATACATTTTTCTTGCAAAGTAATATACATCATCAAGTTCAGCGAAACCAGCCGCATTACCACCAACTGAGTCAATTTGTGATCCTCTACCATCGGCAGATTGTGGTAGATAATAGTTTTCTAACATACTAAAAATTTCTGGTTCATTAGTAAGTTGTCCTGTTTGTGGATTGTATGTTTGTTTTTTAGAAAGTTTTTGTTTAACCTTTTCAACATACTTTAATGCTTTATCTTTTGGCATATTACCTGTATCAATTCTAAATACAAGTCTTTCAGGTGCTCTAATTAATCTATATATAACAACCGAAGTTTCAAGAAGTTTTAATTGATTATATGGTACTCTTGCTTTTTCTAAATAACCAAGTATATCATGTCTTGATCTACCATATACACCAGTATTAATAAAACCTATTTGTTCTGGATTAAATAATATAAGTTCTTTTCCATTCTTCTTTTTTGCATCTTCAACATCCTTGACAACAGGAGGTGAACCCGATAGATATTGAACATAGTTATATATATAACCAGATTTAGGTTCATAAAAATAATCCATAGTTTCTGCTGGTAGTTTTTTAAGACCAACAATACCGTTTTTTGGTTTTCTTAAATCAATGATTCTTTCATAATAAAATCTACCATCTATCATAAAAGTTCTAAAGGCATCCCAAAGGAAATCTTCAAAGTCTTCGATTAAGTCTTCAAAAAGATATTTAAATTCTTTGTTTATATTATTAACAATATTCTCATTTCTACTTAATTCAGAATCAATTATTTCTAAAGTAAGAATATTACCGTCAGAGTCTTCTTGAGTTGCTTCATTTGTTGCATCTTCTATAACATCCGCAACTTCAGCCATTAATGCCATATCTCTATATCCAATAATTTTATCTCTTTCTGATTGCCACTCTGGATTAATATATCTATTATAAAACAGATTAAAAGAACCGACAGCTAAATGACCAATACCAGGAAATTCATGAAGACTTTCCCAACCCTCACCTGTTGTTGATTGTATATCATTAGGTGTAATTTTTTCAGATTTATTGGCAAAAGCCTTTAATTCTTCTTGAATTATTCCTCTAATATTTTTATTAAAAAACCAAGCCATATTATTTTTCCTTTTATTAACATATTTATTTATATAATTTAATTACTACCTTTTTTCATTTCGTAATTCTGTGGTATTTCACCTTTTTCTTTCAAGTCAGCAATCGCAAGTTCTTTCATTCTATCTTCAATCTTTTTTTCTATTGCCAATTCCGCTTCTTTTGCCAATCTCGCATCTATTTCTTCTTGTGTTTCAAATGGTTCTGGTGTATTACCTTCCGCTAACCATTTAAGATACTCTTGATATCTTCTATTATTTTCATCAATAGGAATATATCTATTATTTTCTTTATCTAATATTGTAAATTCTTTAATCTTATACATAATTATAACTCCGCATCAAATGAGTATAAACCACCATATGCTCTATAAACACCAGTTGCCGTTACTGTAACTCTTTGTGAAAAACCAACCGCTCTTGGGACAACATCATAATTGGAGCAGTTATTATATGTTGGTGCAGTTACTATAGTAGCATCTGGTACTGCTCTCATTGCTGTTTCAAAAGATGCACCACCTGCGTGTTGAACCTGACTTATTGCACCATATCTCCACCCATAACCTTCACCATCAAAAAGAGCATTTTGATAATATCGTTTACATAATTTTAATTCTAATGAATATGGTCTGAACTCAAATGGTGTTGCAACATAACCTAACTCTAACTGAACCATTGCTAACTTAAAATAATTGCTTGTACTATCAGCACCATTTACAACATTAGAAGTTCCTAATTTATTTTCATTATTCCATTGGTCAGGGCTAGTAGTAGTTCTATTAGAACCTATAGCAAGTGTAAAAAACATTTCTAAACCTATACCACTTGTGTAGTTCCAAGTTCCAATAGAACCACCATCAAAAGGTATAACTATTGTTTTGTATTCCCAAGTAGCAGAAGAATTAACTGTAAATTCTGATACATAAGTTGCATCAATACTGGCATTTCTAAGAGCAATTGCATATGTTCCTGTCTTATATGCTTTAACCCAAAATGATAATACACCTGTTTTTCCTTGTAGATACTTAAAGTCAGCACCTTCTATTATAGTACTAATAAATAGATAATCATTTATACCAATACTTGCTTGTGCAGTAGTGATTTGGAGATTGATTGCATTTGCTGCTCCTGCATTTGATGGTAAATCTGTGCTTTGAATATAAACTGTGCTATCCATTGTTCCTCCCGCAACATATTTCCATCTATCTGCTGTATAATCATTTGTTGTTGGTGATGTAAAAGTTGCACCTCTTTGAGATACAGCAATGTTACCATTTACTATTATATTCTTATAGGATAGAGTATGAACATAAGTGTAAATTGCATTATCTGCTTCCACAGATGCGGCTGATAATGAGTCGGTTTTGGTATCTATATAGGTATAAAGGTCATTATCTCTTGCTAATGATGTTGCAGATAATGAATTTGTTTTTGTATCTACATATTCATAAATCTTATTATCCGATCCAACACTTGATGCTGATATTTCTAATGTTTGAAGATTG